CCCGACCGCCTTCGTGTTCAACCCGGTCGACAACGAGCGGATCGACCTGCTCAAGAACAACAACCTCGACTTCTACTTCGGCGGCCCCACGTCCAACCCGAGCGCTCCCCTGTGGGGCCTGCCCCGGGTGGAGTCGGAGGCCATGCCCGAGGGCACCGGCATGGTGGCCGACTGGCGGATGGCCATCCTGTGGGACCGTGAGCAGGCTGCCATCCAGGTGTCCGACTCCCACGCCGACTTCTTCATCCGCAACCTCGTCGCCATCCTCGCGGAGCTGAGGGCAGCGTTTGGCATCCTGCGCCCCAAGGCCTTCGTCGAGATCGACCTGACGGCCGGCTCGTAAGCACTCACACAAGAGAGGCGGGTCCGTTGCCCGCCAACGTTCCGTGGGAACCGGCACGGTACCGGCGACGCGGCGAGTTCGGCCCGGGGGCTTCGGTCCCCGGGTCGTTCCGCGTCTGTAGGAAAACTCCTACCTTGTGAACCGATGAACGTCGCCATCCTCGTTCCCCGCCGCCGCGGCCGCCCCGACCGCGATCGCCTGTGGTCCTTCGCCCGCTCGTGGTGGGCCAACGACTTCCCCGACTGGCCCATCGTCGAGGGCCACCACGAGGCGACGGAGGGCCCGTTCAACCGGGGCCAGGCCCTCAACCGGGCCGTCGCCGCGGCCGGTGATTGGGACGTGGCCGTGCTCATCGACGCCGACGTGATCATCGGTCCGGACCAGGTCCGCACCGCGGTCGAAGTGGCGTGGTCGACGGCTCGGCCCGTGCTCGCCTACCACGAGCGGATCCACCTGACCGAGCGCGGCACGAAGCGGATCGTGGACGGCTACCGCGGCGACTGGCGGGCGTCGGGCATGGTCCAGAAGGTGCTCCTCGACGCGTGCTCGGGCGCCGTCGTGGTGAGCCGCCCGCTATGGGATTCGGTCGGCGGCTTCGACGAGTTGTTCTCCGGCTGGGGCTGGGAAGACGTGGCCTTCCGGGTCGCGGCCGAGACGCTGACCGGCGCCCCGCTGATCCAGTTGGCGGGCAACATCTGGCACCTCCACCACATCGTCAACCACGAGAACAACCCGGCCGAGCCCACGTTCGTGGCCAACCGGGCCCGGGGTGAGCGGTACCGGGCGGCCCGGTGGAACGTGTCGGCCGTCACACAACTGCTCGACGAGGCCGGCGCCGCCCGCTCCCCGCTCCCACCCGCCGACCCTCTTTCGCCCACCCGCATCCCTCGGATCCTGCACCGGACGGTCCCGGCCGAGACGACCGCCGAGGTCGAGCGATGGTGGGCCCGGTTCGGTGAGTTGCATCCCGGCTGGACCCTGCTCACCCACCGCGACCCGCTCGACCCCGCCGACTGGCCAGAGACGTCGGACCTGTGGCCCTTGTGCACGTCGGGCGCGCAGAAGGCCGGGCTCATCCGATTGGAGGCCCTCCACCGGTGGGGCGGCGTCTACGTCGACTCCGACGTGCAGCCCTTCCGGCCGTTCGACTCCCTGCTCCACCTTCCCGCCTTCGCCGCGTGGGAGGACGCCAAGGTGGTCCCCGACGCCGTCCTCGGGTCCATGCCCGGTCATCCTGCCTTCGCCGCCATGTTGGAGATGGCGCGGCGCGAGGTGTGCGCACGTCGCGGGGCATGGCATTCCGGGCCCGGCGTGACCACCGCCATCCTGCCCGGCCGCCCCGACGTGCTCCTCCTCCCGCCGGGCGCGTTCTACCCCGTGCACTACACGGAAAAGGCCGACCTCGACGCGCACGTCCCCGAGCCGTGGGGCTTCGCCATGCACCGGTGGCACGCGTCATGGCTACCATCGCGGTAAGGCCCGGCCGATGCGTAAACACCGACCGGGCGACGACGCCTGTTAGGAGGCCCCGCATGGACGACGCTACCCCGCTCGACCTCACCGACATCGAAGCAAGGGTGCAGGATCCCAACCTGACCCCGGGGCCATGGTGGGTATGGTCATCACCGGGCGACCACCGCGGCGGTGGCGTCGTCCTCCACGACAGGAATGAGTTCGAGTGCCTCGATACCCTGATCTACGACGAGGGTGGTCACACGAGGGCCGACGCCGAGTTCATCGCCCACGCCCGCACCGACATACCCGCCCTGCTGGCCGAGGTCCGCCGGTGCTGGGAGGCGGCGACTGTGACTGCGCCCGACCCCGCGAAGTGGGAGCGTGGCGACTTGGCCGTCGGCACGATACGGAGTGGCTCTCCTGTCGTCGGGACGGCACAGGGTGAGCGCATAGCTGTTCGGTGGGGCACCAGCAATCTCGGCCCCATGGGCAAAGGGTGGGAAATAGTCGAGGGTGACTACTTCGGTTGGATACCCGAGAAGGATTTGGTCGACGTCGTCCGAATCCGAGGGTGATCGACTTCCTCGCCACCCGCCCCCACTACGCCGACCACCTCCGGCCGGTGTGGGCCGCGATCCCGGTCGAGCATCGCGGGGTGCTCAGTGACCAGGCCACGGTCGGCGACGGCCCCCTCGTCGTGGCCAGCTCGACCGACCTGGCCTGGGCCCTCCGTTGTCGTCGGCCCGTCGTCCTCATGGAGCACGGCGCGGGCCAGTCCTACAGCAACCGCCACTCGTCCTACGCCGGTGGTCGCGGTCGCGACGGCGTGGCCATGTTCCTCGTCCCATCCGGGGCCGTGGCTGACCGCAACCGCCAGAAGTACCCGCGCATCCCCAACGTCGTCGTCGGCTCGCCGCGGGTGGACGCGCTCCTAGGCGTTTCCGGTTTCTCGACCGAACCGGCCGGTGTTAAAACCGGAAACCCCGGCTGCCGGACCGTCGCCGTCTCCTTCCATTGGCGTTGCACCGTCGCCCCCGAGGCCGGGTCCGCCATCGACGACTTCTTCCCCGAGATGCTGGCGACGGCCTGGCAACTCCGCAGGGAAGGGGTCGACCTCATCGGCCACGCCCACCCGCGGATCGCCGACGAGGCCGAGGCCATGTTCCGAGCCGCGGGCATCGAGTTCATCCCCACCTTCGACGAGGTCGTGGCCCGGGCCGACCTCTACGCCGTCGACAACTCGTCCACCCTGTTCGAGTTCGCCGCGCTCGACCGGCCGGTCGTCGTCCTCAATGCCCGCGCCTACCGCCGCAACGTCCACCACGGCCTCCGTTTCTGGTCCGAGGCCGACGTGGGACTACACGCGGAGCCCGGTGAGCTCGCGGCCACGATCCTCGCCGCGCTGGCCGACCCACCCGACGTGGCCCGGTCCCGCCGTGCGGCCGTCTCCCGGGTTTACGCTGTCCTCGATGGAACGTCCGCCGCTCGGGCCGCCGACGCGATCATGAGCCTCCTCGACTCGCGTGCGATCAACGTCCGCCACGGTCGGCGGGTGTGCCTGATCTGCGGCGTGGCGAATCACACGTGCGGGCCCGCCACCACCGTCACGGCCGTGGACCTCCCGACCGACGCCCCGAAGGAGTCAGGCATGCTCAAGCGGTACCCGAACCCCGACAGGCCCGGGGCCTTCGTCAAGCTCACCGAGTCGACCGCCCGCCGGATGGGCCTGGAACCACCCGTGAGCGCCCCAGGATGGCCCGAGACGGTCCCCGGGGCACCGGAAGGGCCCGACCCCCGGGTATCGGCCCAGGACGGCCCGTCTGGCGGGCTCCTGGCCGACGGTGAGAAGGACCAGCCCCCGCCCGAACCCAAGGACGACCCGAAGGACAAGGCCCGCCCCGCCCCCGCCCGGCGCCGTCGAGCGGTGTCGCCGTAGTGCCTGACCTCCTCGCCACGGTCGACGAGCTGCGGCTGTTCATGGACGACCCGACGCTCGACGAGGAACGGTCGGCGCTCCTGCTGCGCCTGGCCGGGGGTGAGGTCCGGGCCTACACCGGCAACCTGTTCGACTACGTCGAGGGCGAGGTCCGGATCCTCAACGGCACCGGGACGACGGTGCTCCTCCTCCCCGAGGTTCCCGTCACCGACGTGACCGCCCTGTTCGAGGCCGCGGGCCGCTCGGACGAGGTCGAGCTGGCCGGCCCCCTCGACACATCGCCCGTGTGGGAATGGGACGAGGACGGCGTCATCGTCCGCATCGACGGGGGCGTCTTCGCCCGTCGCCGACGGTGGTACTCCGTGACCAACGACCACGGCTTCGAGGTCAGTCCCGACGAGGTCAAGGCGGTCGTGCTGCGCATGGCGGCCGGCGTCTTCGACAACCCCGACGGCATCCGGCAGGAGACGCTCGGCAAGTACAGCTACACCGTCGCCGGCGACTCGGCCGGGCTCGGCCTGACCGCCGCCGACCGGCGCCTGCTCGACCCCTACTTCATCTCGTCCCGGATGCGTGGCGGGACCGCGGTGGGCTCCGGATCGTGAGCTTCCGTCGGCTCCTCGAGCGAACCATCACGATCGTGCCCCGCCTCGTCACCGGCCAGGACGCCCGCAACAACGACCTCGTCACCGACGGCACGCCGATCGGCCCCCTCCCCGCCGCCCGCGACCAGTTGGAGGCGTCCGAGAGCGTCGACACCGAGGACGCTCAGACCCGGGTGTTCGTCTACATGCTCCCCTGCGTCTTCGGTGGCCAGTCCCTCGTGATCAGCGGCCACGACCGGATCATCGACAACGGCGAGCCGTTCGAGGTCCGGGGTACGCCCGAGGTGATCAGGCGCCGGCGCGGCGGTCGACCTCACCACATCGAGGCGATCGCCTACCGCCAGGACTGACGGGCGTAGCATTCCGGCATGACGATTCGCCACGGAACGACGGCGGCTGCCACCCTCGCCTCGGTCGACCTGCCCGCCGACTACGGCTCCGTCGCCGTGCTCCACTACTCGGGGACGACCGACCTGCTCGTACGGGTCGACGGCGGCGTGCCCGCCCTCACTGGCGACGGGTCCAACGTGACCCGCGTGGTCCCGCCCGGGTCGCGCCGAATCATCGACCGGTCCAACCTCGACGGCCCGACCCAAGTCCGGCTCCTCTCCACCGGCGTCGTCGGCTTCGAGATCGAGGTCTGAGCGGGTGGACAAGTTCGAGCGGATCGCCATCGTCACCCAGGCGGACGTCGACGCCGACGTGGCCGCGCTGGAGGCGCAGATCGCGGCCGAGGCCGCCACCGCCCGCAATGCCACCAACCTCACGTCGGGGACGGTGGCGTTGGCTCGGTTGGCGGGCATCACCGACGGGCAGATCGCCGCGGCCAACAAGGACGGGACCGCCGGCACGCCGAGCCTCCGCACGCTGGGGACCGGGGCGGCCCAGGCGGCCCAGGGCTCGGCGCTGGCCGCTGAAATCGTCACCGCCCGCAATGCAACCAACCTCACGTCGGGGATCGTGGCCGACGCCCGGATCGCCTCGACGATCGTACGGGTCGGGGCAGAAAAGGTATTCAGCGAGGACTACCGGCTCGACTCCCTTGGTGCAACTCGGAGCGACGACGACACCATTTCGGCTGCCATCGCAGCCGCCTTCCCCTCGGCTGCCAGCGGGATGGTCAAGCGGCTTCTCCTAGGGACAGCGGGCGGTGTGCCAGTTCCTTATTCGCTGACGACGAACCATGTAATCGGCGCGGCCGGAAGGCGTTACTACGGCGCCCACCTGGCAGGGTTCGGTCGGGGCCTATCGCGTATCGACTGGAATGGTGATCCGGCATCCGGCCCTTTCACCTTCTTGAACGTCCACATGCCGACCGTGGAAGAATTCTCGATGGGGCCGTTCCCATCGGCGGCGACGGTGCGGCCAGCCTTCTGGATCAAGTTCGATGTCGAAAACGGCCAGTCCGGGTTCCGAATTCGTACGAAGAACCTGGACTTCTACGATGCCGTCGTCGGCATGCAGTTGGGCACGGGTCACGCATCGGCGCAGATGAACCAAGGGCTCCATGAGGGACTCGGGTTCCTGGCTTGCGATACGCCCGTCGACTTCAATGCTCCCTCCGGAGAGATCCAGACTTTCGAGGGTTTCGACATCGACCAGCGCGTGGCCGGTTCGACCTGTTTCCGTGTGCATGCGTCCAAGGGCCTGCACCTGAAGGGCGGTGAGGTTACTTACCACGCAGCGGGTGACAACTACCTTGTTCGTGCCACGGGGAACTGTTATGGCGGTGGGTTCAAGATAGAAGATGTCCGGCTTGAAGAAGCATGGTGTATCGCTTCTTTCCTGAATGCTGATGCCGACTATACGAATGGTATCCAATTCCCTCTGGATATCGAAGTCAATAACGTGGTCGTCCAACGGTCCAACTACACGCTGACCGATCCGTGCGACGTTGTGCAAACCGCTTATCAGGGAACCGTCTCTTTCAACGAGTGTGAATTCCCGCAACCCAATAGCCGAGCACGGGTCATCGGTCTAACGAACACGCGGGTGGCCGTCACGGCCTTCAGAGAGTGCAAGATAAACAACGCTGCTGCGTTGACCGATCCGAGCGCACTCTTCAAGGTGGAGGCCTCGGGCTCGGCGTTCGCCAATGGCGGCCACCTTGGCATCGTCGAGGGATGTGTCGGGATGACCACGACCATTCCCCACACGGTTCCAGCCAACGGGGCGATCCCCTCGCAGTGGATACACCAGGACCAATCACAGGTGGGGTCCGGCGCCGTGACTCGACTCGTGAACATCGACACCATTGCTCGCGGTGTCACGATCAAGCCCGTCACGGTCACCTCCGCTGCTCGGCCTGATCCGACGTCCGTCGCGTCCGGTGCGCTCCTGTACGACTCGGACCTGAAGGCTCCCATTACGACCACCGGCACGGGGTGGCGGGACGCTATCGGTCGTCGTCGGTTCCTTGCCGTGCGGGCGGTGGCCATCGCCGCTCTCCCTGCGGCCACCTACGTCAACGGCACCGCCGGCGTAGGGGCGACTCTGACCGCTACCGCCAATGGGGCGCTACCGGCGCAGGACGGCATCACCTTGGTTGTCGCTGACCGGGTGCTGGTTGCGTCACAAGCGGCGGCTCCACAGAACGGCATCTACGTGGTGACGGCCGTGGGCGACGCGTCGAACCCTTGGGTCCTGACTCGGGCCACGGATGCCGACAGTGCGGCCGAGGTCGTGTACGAGGCGCTCGTCCCCGTGACTGCCGGCACCGTCAACGCCGGGAAGCTGTGGCAGTTGTCCACCACCGGAACGATCACGATTGGTACGACGGGTCAGGCGTGGCAAGTCGCAGACCCCGTGTCGGGGTCGCAGAAGTCCCGGCCCGATACCTTTGCGGTGGGTAGTTCTACTGTCACGAAACCCTCGTGGGCGCTTACCGCTGAGATGGCAGTCCAGGGGGCGAGTGGTGGCGGCGGCGGCGGCCGCCGTGGCGCCGCTGGCACGGCGCGCGTCGGCGGCGGCCCCGGAGCCGCGGGCGGTATGTCTCGACGGCTGGTGAGTGCGGCCGATCTGCCGGGCACCTTCAACGTCACGGTCGGTGCTGGTGGGTCGGCTGGGGCTGCCGCCACCACCGATGACACGAATGGTGGGAACGGTGGGAACGGTGGAGCGTCCTTCTTCGGTCCCACCATTGGCAGCAACTACGTCGCCGCCAATGGTGGGACGGGCGGCGTAGGAGGCGGGGCGGGAGCGGGCGGCACGGTAGGTACCGCCGGGGCGGGAATGTTCACTGGCGGGATAGGCGTGGCGGCTCCGTTGACGGGCGCAGCGGCTGGTGGTCCCGGGACGGGCATCGCCTCGGGCGGCGGGCCAGGCGGCGGAATTACGACTGCTGACGTCGCTAGCGTGGGCGGGACATCTACCGCCCCGTCGGCTCGTCCCGGAGGTTCCGGCGCTGCGGGTGGCGCTGTCCCCGGCGGGGCCGGTGCGGCTGGGTTCGGGCCAGGGACTACCGCCCCAGGGCAAGGCATGGGGGGTGGCGGTGGGGCGGGAAGTGTTGTCGGTACGGGCGGTGCGGGCGGTGCGGGTCATCTGGGCGGTGGCGGCGGCGGTGGCGGTGCATCTCAGAATGGCAACAACTCGGGACCTGGCGCCGTCGGTGGCGATGGCATCGCAGCGATCACGTGGTTCGGGTGACCTGCCGTGCTCTACATCCCTGACCCCGACTACGAGCGCGAGCTCCTCCGCACGTCCGAGGTGGTCGACCTCCTCAAGGGGCTCACGACGGATGGGGCCAATCTCTACGCCGACTCCGTCCCGGTCGACCAGGGCGACCTCAAGGAGTCCGTCTTCGGCGACGTGGCCATGACCGCGGAAGGGGCCATGGGCCGGGTCGGCGCCACCGATTGGAAGGCGGCTCTGGTGGAACTCGGCACGTCCAAGCGTTCCCCCGACGGCTCACTGCGCCGCTCCGTCGAGACGCTCGGCCTCACGATCGAAGAAGGTGGTCGGTGACCCAAGTCGACGCCGAGACGCTCACCGTGCAACACCTTCAGTCCGCCACCACCGTCACCGGCCTCGCCCCCGCCACCGACATCTCGACGAAGCTGCGCCGCGGATGGGTCGCCGGGGATCCCGCCGTGCGCGTCCGGCGCATCGGTGGGCTGACGACCGAGGACGTGGCCGCCCACCTGGGCCGCTACCGCCTACAGGTGGAGGCCTTTGCCGGGACGGAGTTGGCCGCCTTCACCCTCGCCTCGGCCGCCTTCGACGCGCTCCGGGCCCTGGCCGGGCAGGCGAACGACTTCGGCGTGGTCACCGCGGTGGGCAACGACCTCGGCCTGACCAACTCGCCGGACCCCGACTCGGACTCGGCGCGCTACCTGTTCGGCGTGGTCCTCTACGCCCACGCTCCCATCGCGTAGCCTCTCGCTCGTGGACCCACGCGAGATCGTCGTTCCCGGGACCGGCGCTATCTACCTGGCCAACCCGGGCTCGCTCGTCCCCGACGTCGTCACCACCGCCCTGGGCGCGGAATGGCTCGAGTTGGGCTACGCCACCGAAGACGGCGTGAAGTGGACGGAGACGGCCGACAACGGCGGCGAGTGGGCCTGGCAGAACCGCCGTCGCCTCCGTGACACCTACGGCCGCCAGTCGGGCGAGGTCGTCTTCACCCTGCTCCAGTGGTCCTCGTTCAACCTCGTGGCGGCCTTCGGCGGCGGCCACGTCGAGGAGGTCGCGCCGGGCCTGTTCACCTTCACCCCGCCCCGGGGCAACGACCCGAAGATGCTGGCCGTCGAGTGGGCCGACGGCGCCCGCCACTACCGAGTCGTCTTTCTCCGTGGCTCCGTGTCGCAGGCGGTGGAGGTCAACCTCGTTCGCACCGCGGCGGCCCTCCTGCCCATGACCTTCGTCGTCTTCGCCGCCGACGAGGATGCGGACCCGTTCCTCTTCCAGACGGACGACCCCGCCTTCGCCCCGGTCGACGTGGGGCTGCTGACCGAAGACGGCAAGTTCGTCGACACCGAGGCCGACGAGCCCCTTCTGCTGGAGGTCGTGTGACCCTCATCGGGGAGCGCATCTCGCAGCTCGGCCCCGCTGGAACGCTCACCGGCGCCGAGAAGATCCCGATCGTCCAGGCGGGGGTCACCTACCGGTCGACGGTCGGCGCGGTCATCGCCCTCGCCGCGGTCACCCTCGCCCCCATCGCCAACCCCACCTTCACCGGCACCGTCACCGGCACGTTCAACATGCCGTCGGGCTCGGCCCTGTCCTACGCCACCACCCCCATCCTCGCCCTGCCCGGCGGGCTGGCAGCGAACAACATCCGGCTCGGCCAGAACGCCCTCAGCGACCCCGGCTTCACCGGCACCGACACGCTCGCCCTCGCCACCGACGCCCTTCAGTACGTCACCGGGGCCACCAGCTTCAACACGGCCGGCGGCAGCCAGAGCCAGAAGAACAACATCGACGGTGAGCGGAATGCCTCCTGGGGCTTCCACTCCCTCCTGCTCAACCAGCACGGCGACAACAACTGGGCCGGCGGCGTCGGGGCGGGCCGGTCCTTCCTCGGGAGCGAGGGCACCTTCACCGGCCAGGTCTCGAACTACTACAACCAGACCGGCCTGTTCCCCGCCACCTACGGCTCGCAGTCGGCGACGAATTGCACGGGCGACTACGTCAACGCCTTCGGCGCCTATGCCGCCTACGGCGTGAGCCCCGGCGGATCGACCGCCAGCCGTGTCGCCGTGGTGGGGACGTACACGGCCTACACCATCTCCTCCGCGGTGGCGACGGCCGCCCTCGGCGTCGAGAGCTTCCGGTCCCTCACCACCGGTTCCTACAACTCCGGGCTCGGCGACGGTGCCGGCTACACCGAGACTCCGGCCAACGCCGTCACCACCGCCAGCTTCTGCACCTACGTGGGCGCTCAGTCGGGGCCGGGCTCCGTGACCCCCAGGGACTACGCCGGTGGCTTCGGATGGCGCAGCCACACGGGCGGCGTGGGAGCCCTGGCCTTCGGTGCCTTCACCAGCGCCGGTCACAACTACTCCGTGGCCATCGGTACCGCCGACCTCGGCGCGGGGCCTGTCGGCGCCACCACCACGGCCGACAACCAAATCCGCCTGGGCACCCCGGCGCACACCACGAGCATCCCCGGTGCCCTGGCCGTCACCGGAGCGGTGTCGACGGGCGTGCTCACCATCCCGGCCGGGTCCGCCGGCGCGCCGGGCCTAGGCCTGGCCGGGTCGCCGACGACGGGGCTCTACGCGGTGGGCACGGACCGGCTCGGCATCGCCGTGGCCGGAACGCTGGTGGCCGACTTCCAATCGACGAACATCGCCCTGCGCCAGAACATCCAGTTCACCGACGGGGTCCAGGTCGCGCTCGGCTCGGCCTCCGGGACGATATGGGGCTCGGCCAACACGCAGAAGCAGGGTTGGTGGGGAGCCGCCGCCGTCGTCCAGCCGAGCGGGATGCCCGCTGCCGCCGGCAACCTGGCCACGGCGGTCGACCTGGTCAACTACATCCGCGACAACGTCCTGCTCGCCACCGGGCTGGCGACCGTATGAGGGGGGCCTGAATGGCCAGGAAGAACGACGGTCACACGCCCGACGAGACGGGGGTCTGCACCGGCTGCCTGCACGACGAGACGGTGTGGGTCAACCCGTGCCCGGCCAAGAAGGCCAAGTGAGCCTTCGCCGCGACCACTCCGAGGTCGTCCTCGATTTCGACGGGAAGCCGATCCCCAACAACATCGGGACCGAAGAGGCGCCGGAGATCGTAGACCTGACCTTCAAGCACCTGGCCAACATCTGCCTGTACGGCCTCGACCGGGACGAGCGTCTCGGCCCGGAGAAGAAGTCGAAGCTGTTCCGCCTCGCCCTCAAGTTCCACCGGGGCAAGGTGGCCAGGATCACCGAGGTCGAGCGCGACCTGCTCAAGGAGCGCGCCGGTGTCCTCCTCGGGCAGATGACCTACGGCCGCTTCTGCGACTGGATCGAAGGCAAGCCGCAGGTCGTCGGCGACGATGGCGGGTCCGGTGACGATGACGAGGATGACGATGGGTCCGACTAGTCCCGCCGCCGTGGTCCTAACCTCGCGGCTACCAGACCTCAGGAGGTCACAGTGACGAAGACGGCCGACGAGCTAGTCGTCGGAGCCAACGGCTCGATTTACACGGCGCCGGTCGGCTCCACCGTGCCCGCTTCCATCGCCACCGCGCTCAACGCCTCGTGGCTCGAACTCGGCTACGCCACGGAGGACGGCGTCAAGTGGACGGACGGCAAGACGGTCCAGCCCATCCGGGCCTGGCAGTCCTTCTACGACCTGCGCCGGATCATCACCGAGCGCATGGGCTCGCTCGTGTTCAGCCTCATGCAGTGGAACGGCGAGACGGTGAAGCTGGCCTACGGCGGCGGCGAGATCACCGAGCCCACGTCGGGCGCCTTCCGCTACACCCCGCCTGCGCCCGAGGAGGTCGACGAGCGCATGCTCGCGGTCGAGTGGGTCGACGGCGCGTACGACTTCCGCCTGATCTTCCCGAAGGGGATGGTGAGCGAGAACGTCGAGACGACTGTCACCCGAACCGCCGCCGGCCTGCTCCCCATCACCTTCGCCCTGCTGGGCGAGGAGGGCGAGGAGCCGTTCATCCTCGACACCAACCACCCCGCGTTCGCGGCCTCGGTCGGCTCGTGAGCGACGCGGCGAAGGACACCAACGTGGTGGAGATCCGCCAGTCCATCGACCTCGACGCCGCCCGGGCCGCCCGCCGGTCCAAGCGCGGCCCTCGGCCTTCCATTCGCTTCCTGGGCTCGGACCGGCCGCTCCCCTACGAGCTGCCGGCCGAGGTCATCGATATGGTCGGCCAGATCAAGGCGGGCGACTTCACCGCCGTCACCGGGGCGATCCACGTGCTCCTCGGCGGGCCGGTCTACGACGCCATCGTCGCCGACGCCAAAGCGGCCAACGACCCGCTCGCGCTCGACGACGTCACGTTCCTGCTGGAGCAGGCGTTGGAGGTCTACGGGGTGACCCTCCCGGAATCCGCGGCCTCGGAGAGCTAGTCCTAGGACGCTGGGCACTCGTCGAGGCCGACTTCCGCCGCTTCTACTCGATCGACCTGGCCGAGGCCGTGTGGGGCGCGGACCCCATCTCCTTCCGGGTGCTCAAGAACCTGACCGTGGGACTGCCGCACGAGAGCCGCACCCTTCGTGCCCTGGGCGCACCCACGCCGGGAGCGTGGGGCAACGTCGAGGAGCTGTTGGCGGGGATCATCGACGAGCAGCGCGTGAGCAACTTCTACTTCGTGTCGGCCCACGTCAAGCAGGGCACGCAAGTGCCTGAGCCCAAGCTGGTCAAGCGTCCCACCCTGGTCCCCCGGACCGACGAACCGGGCGGGCAGGATAGGCCCCGACCCCTCAATGCCGAGGGGCTCGCAACCGCACTCGGAAAGGGCCGCGGAGTCGTGCGCTACACGCCGAAGGCAGGGGACTAGATGGCGGGCGAACTGGCGGCCGGGCTTAGGGCTGGCCGCGCCTTCGTCGACATCCTGCCGCGCCTCGCCCCCGGGGCGGCGGCCGCCACCGAGGCGCAGCTCGGCGGCATGTTCTCCGGGCTCGGGGGCAAGGCCAAGTTGGCTGGCGCCGCCATCGGCGTGGGACTCGCGGCCGGCGCCATCGGGATCGGGGTGGCCGCCTTCAAGATCGGCGAGAGCTTCGACTCGGCCTTCGACACGATCCGCATCGGCACCGGCAAGACGGGCGCCGCCCTCGATGGCCTACAGGGCTCGTTCAAGAACGTGCTCCGCGCCGTGCCCGACGACATGGGCCGGGTGTCGACCGCGATCAGTGAGCTGAACCAACGCACCGGCCTGACCGGCCCCGCCCTCGAAGGCCTGTCCACGCAGGTGCTCACCCTCTCCCGCCTGACCGGCGACGACCTGAGCACGACCATCGAGAAGTCGACCCGTCTCTTCGGCGACTGGGGTATCTCCGTCGACAAGCAGGCGGGGACGCTCGACTACCTCTTCCGGGTGAGCCAGGCGACCGGCATCGGCGTCGACGACCTGTCGGGCAAGCTGGTGCAGTTCGGCGCCCCCTTGCGCGAACTCGGCTTCTCGATGGAGCAGAGCGCCGGCCTGCTCGGCAAGTTCGAAGAGGAGGGCGTGAACAGTGAACTGGTGATGGGCTCACTGCGCATCGCGCTGGGCAAGATGGCCAAGGCGGGGGAGCCGGCTGTCGAGACGCTGGCCCGCACGGTCGACGAGATCAAGAACGCTGGGTCGGCCAGCGAGGCCAACGCGATAGCACTCGAACTCTTCGGCGCCCGGGCCGGGCCCGATATGGCCGCAGCCATCCGCGAGGGCCGCTTCGAGGTGTCCGACCTGGTCGACACGCTCTCTTCCGGCGGCGACACTATCATGGGCGTGGCCGGTCAGACCGACGACGTGGCCGAGTCGTTCAAGCGGCTCAAGAACATCCTTCTGGTGGCGGTCGAGCCCATCGCGACCAAGGTGTTCGACGCCTTCGGCAAGCTGGCCGGGATCGCCACCCAGGTCATCTCGGTCCTCTTCGCAGGGGACTTCACCGGCGGCCCCTTCCAAGAGGACTCGCCCTTCATCGCCGGGGTGTTCAAGGTCCGCGACGTCTTCCTGAATGACATCCTGCCCGTGCTCAAGCGGGTCGGTGAGTTCCTGTCCGCCAACCTCAAGCCGATCCTTATCGGGCTCGGCGCAGCCTTCCTGGCCATCACCTCGCCGGTGTCCCTGGTGGTAGCGGTCCTCGTGTGGCTCTACGCCCACTTTGAGGGGATCCGTGATGTCGTCAACGCCGTCGTCGGGTTCCTGCTGACCGTGGTGGTTCCGGCCATCATCGCCTTCGCCGGATACGTCGCCGAGCAGTTCGGCCACCTCGTCGAGTGGGTGCGGGAACACTGGGATGCCATCTCCGAGGCGATAGGCCATGTGGTCGCCGTTATCTCGGCGATCATCTCAGCCTTTGTCGAGGTAGTGATGTTTATATGGGACCACTTTGGTCAGACGATTCTTTCGGTGATACGGGCCGTGTGGGAGAACATCATCGCAGTTATCCGATTCGCTGTAGACCTGGTGTCCGGGATAATCAAGTTTGTGCTCGCGATCATCAATGGGGACTGGGGAGCGGCATGGGACGCTATAGTCGGCATCCTTAGAGGGGCGTGGGAGCTAGTTAAAACGGTTTTGGGGAATGCCCTCGAAATCGTAAAGTCCTTGGTAAGCGACGCATTTAACGGAGTGAAGAACTTTATCTCCGGTGCCCTCGACGACATCGTAGGGTTTTTCACCGGGCTTCCGGGCCGGCTGCGTGACGTAGCTGGTGACGTGTTCGGGTTCTTGAAAGAGGCGTTTCGCAAGGCCGTCAACTTCATCATCCGCGGGTGGAACGCTCTCCAGTTCAAGATCCCCGGCTTCGACCCGCCGGGACCCGGCCCCAAGTTCGGCGGCTTCACCCTCGGGCTGCCCCACATCGACGAGCTCGCGCTCGGCGGCGACATCACCCGGGCGGGCCTGGCCATCGTCGGTGAGAAGGGGCCCGAGCTGGTCGACCTCGACGCCGGGGCCCGGGTGCTCCCGCTCGACGTTGCCGCCATGCTGGCCAAGGCCGCCGGCAGTGGAGGCGACGGCCGCAAGTACGAGGTCCACAACACCTTCGAGAGGGCGGGCGAAGTAGACCCTCTCCTGCTCGCTCGCCAGCTCGCGTGGGTGCTCCCGTAGATGGCCGCTCCGCTCGTCGTCACGCTCGGGGGGATCACCTTCAACAACGACGCGGCCGACACCAACGGCGCCTACTGGTACTGCGGCGAGATCGACGGGTGGGACTCGCCCGCCATGCGGATCAGCCAGCTGGAGCCCACCGGCTACCACGGCGTCGTCATCGGCGAGATGCTCTACGGCCCCCGGGCGCTCGTCCTCGGCGGCCCCTCGGGGTCAGCGGGCGAGGGCTCGTGCGTGCTCGGGACCGTGTCGGCGGCGAACTACTGGGCCAGCTACTACCGGCTCATGGCGGCTACGCAGACCGTCCCCCTCCTCGGCGCCCGCCCCGCCACCATCGCCCTGGCCGTGGCCGAGCCCACGCCCAAGCAGGCGAACGTGCTGCGCGCCGGCCCCGTCCGCATCCGCGAGTTTCGCGGCGCCATCGGGTTCAACTTCGAAGTGCCCCTCATCGCCGCCGACCCGCGGAAGCACGCGTTGACGGCCAGCACCTTGGCCGGCGCCGCAGGGTCGGCCGTCAACGGCGGCATCGTCGAGGTCTGGCCGACCCTGACCGTCGTGGGGCCTGGATCGGCCGACGTGATCGTGACGAACACCACCACCGGCAAGCTCGTGCGGATCCCCGTCACCCTCTCGGGCGGGCAGACCCTCGTGGTCGACTTCGAGCAGGCCACGGCCACCGTCAACGGCACGCCGGTGGCCGTGCACTCCTCGACGCGCTGGTGGACCCTCCCGCCGGGGACCAGCACGATCACCTACTCCGGCGGCGGGACGGCGGTCCTGTCGTGGCGCAACGGCTGGGTGTGACGTGAAGACGAGACTGGTGGTCGTCGACTTCGACGGCGGCAACCCGGTAGAGCTTCCCCGCTACCGGGTCACGAACATCCGGTGGAGGTTGAACGCGGCCGAAGCCTGGACCTTCACCATCAACCCGAGGGATCCGAAGGTGGCCGAGATCCCCCTCGGGCCTCGGGCTCTACGTCAGGTGCAGCTTTGGGTGGACGACCGGTGCGTCGGGTGGGGACACCCGTGGCGCCGGGATCGCACGACCGTGCAGTGCCTGGGCGACCTGGAGCACTTCAACCACCGCTTCCTCGGGCCGGTCTTCTCGTTCATCGACTCCTACGACGGCTCCTTCGAGCTGAGTCCGGGGCCCCTTCCGACGGGGTGGGTCGACGGCGGGCTCGACAACCGAGGGATCACGGCCGACTTCGGGCTGTCCGGCAACCACGCATTCGTGGCCGGGTGCGCCATCACCCCCGCGGCCGACCAGTGGATCGCCCCCTTCTTCCACATCGACCGCTCCTACCCCTTCCGGCTGTCCGTCGTGGCCTACTACCACATCGGGTGGAACACGGGCTACGGCGAGACGCACAAGGACCGGGGCGTCTACCTGGTGCTCCACGACTACGCCACCGGAGACGTGCTGGATCAGACGAACGGCGCCCTCGACCTCAAGGAGGAGCCCCTCGGGGTCTGGCGACGCACGGAGGCGAGCATCAACATCCCCGCCGGGGAGTTCGAGCTCGAGGTCCGCCTCTACGGGCCCGCTGGCGCGACGCTGCATTGGGATCAGGTCGACGTCGTGCTCGAGCAACGGACGCACTCCACCGAGGACGAGGACGCGTCGGCCCTGATCCGCCGGCTCGTCGACTACTGCGTGGGCAATGCCCTGGGCGGCGGCCCCTCGGGCCGGGACAGCGACTACGTCCTGAAGGGCGACCTCGTCATCTATTGGGACCCGGCCAACTCGACCAGCGTCGGACGGATCGGGGCCCGCTCGTACGACCACGGCGACGGCGCCAGCTTCTGGTCCTGCCTCAAGGAGTTCTTCGAGCGCGACCTGTGCGACTTCGAGATCACCTACAACGCCGGGGGCACACAGAAGAAGTTCAGCCTCTTCGCTCCCCGCAAGGGCACCCCCCGCCCGACGTGGACCTTCACGAAGGATGCCGGCGCGGGCAACATCGTCGACTACGACTACCTCGTCGACGGCATGCAGGTAGCCACGCAGCCCCGGGTCCGGGGCCGGGGCAAGGGTGGAGCGGAGAACGGCCTGGCTCCGTGGGACAGTGGCGACGGCAACTACGTCGAGGCGATGATCTCGCCCACCGGGGACGAGGACATCAACGCCCTCAATGGCCTGGCCGCGGCCGAGAAGGCCCGCCGGGGCGACGGTGTGCAGATCACGTGGATCGAGGTACGGGGAGCGACCGCCCTGCTGGCCGCCGGGCTCACCACCGGCGACACCATCGCCCTGCGCATCGTCGACGACTGGATCGACGTGGCCGCCACCTTCCGTGTGGTCGAGATCGAGGTCGCCAACCCGGACGCCGACACCATGAAGCTCACCCTCAACTAGATGGCCGACAACTCTCTACCGCCGATCCAGTCCCGCGACCTCGAGGCCCTCGACCGTCGGCTGAAGCAGCTCGAACGGAGGCCGCGGTCGGGCGAGTCGTCGTCGGTCGAAGTGCCACTCGGCGGGGTCCTCCTCTGGCTCGACGACACGGCCCCGGGCGGGTTCCTGATCCTCGATGGCGGGTCACTGGTCGGATACCCCCGGCTGGCGCAGTGGTTCGGCGACCGGGGGATGTCGACGACGGTCCTACCCGACTGGCGGGGCCGCATGCCGATCGGGGCCGATGGGACGTTCGGGCTCGGCTCCACCGGCGGGGCCGCCGACGGCCACCACCACGCCATCCCCACGGGCGCCAACGTGGTCACCGACGGAGCGGGCGGGCCCGGGGCGGACATCACCACCGGCGGGGCGGGCTACGTCCTGCAATCCACGGTCGGCACAGGCTCGGCCGACGGCGACGCGGCAGGGTCGAACATGGGGCCTTGGGTCGGCGTGAACTGGATCATCCGCCACGACTGACCGAGGCTCTACGCTTGGACCCGTGGCCTACCTCCTGCCCATGACCTTCGCTGTCTTCGCCGACGAGGACGCGACCGCCGCCCCCGACGACGAGGACGAGGCGCCCGTCGTCTTCCCCGTGCCGACCCCGCCACCTCCCCGCCGATGATCATCTCCCGGGACGTCCGCACCGAAGGAGTCGCACCGTGAACATCGCCAACATCCGGGGCGGGTTCGTTGTTCTGCCCCACGTCCAGGCCTTCGCTGACGCAGTCGAGGAGGCAACCGGGGCCGACTCATTCGGCACCTACGCCGGGCATGACCCCACGCCTGAGCGGGCCCTCGACATCTTCGTGCCGACGACCAGTCAAGAGCTGGGCGACGCCATCGCAGCGTTCGCCATCGCCAACCTCGACCGCTTCGGGATCTGGTACCTGATCTACCGCCAGCGCATCTACAACCCGAGCATCGTTGACCACTGGCGGGATATGGCCGATCGAGGCAGCCTGACGCAAAACCATTTCGACCACGTCCACGTCAGCTTCAACGAGGCCGTGGCGTCCAACGTGGCGGACGACCAAGAGAACCTGACGAGAGGAACCAACGTGGACCACCTGCGCATCTACGCACTCCCCAACGGCAACGGTTGGCTCACCGACGGCATCTGCCGCTGGCGGATCCCCGGCCCGGCCGAGTACGCGATCCTCACGAATCCGAAGATCAACATCAAGCGCGAGGACTCGTGGGCGGGCCTGCACGACCGGCTCCGCGACGTCACTGAGTTGTGAACGGCTACCCCGGGCACCTCCACTACCAGTACTCCGAGTACATGGACCACGTGCTCTCGATCCAGTCGGTGCTCCGCAACGTGTGGGGCTACCTCTTCCTCGTGGTCGACGGCGTCTTCGGCCCGAACACCGCCTATGCCGTGAGGGAGCACCAGCGGCGCAAGGGACTGGCTCAGGACGGTGTCGTAGGTCCGGCCACGTGGGCGGCGCTGTGACCATCGGCGTCCTGGGGGGCGACCTGAGAACCAGGGAACCTCTGTGGACTACGTCGAGCCCTTCCATCCGTCGCACCGCCTAGTTTGGTGCGGCCGGCTGCTGCTGGTGGTGTGCGGGATCAGCGGGCTCATCCTGGGCCTGCGCCCCGAGGAGCATGTGCCCGTGCCACCGACGACCACCACCCTGACCACGGAGGCGCCGGTGTTGCGACTGACCTCGACCGGCTACGGCCCCGTGACGATCGGCATGGCCTGGTCCTGGGCGACGCTGGCAGGCATGGAGGTTGTGCAGGACGCCGCCGGCTGCCAGATCGGCCGGTTCTTCGACCTGACCGTGTACGGCAAGGATGGGACGGTGACGGCGCTCATCGCCCAGGACGAGGGCGTTCGCACCCTTCGGGGCATCGGTGTGGGCTCATCCCGGTTCGAGGTCGCATCCCTCTACCCGACGGCGACGGGCGAGGGCGACCGGCTCACGGTGATGGAGGGGCAACACCGCCTCGTGTTCGGGTTCCGAGATGACCTCGTCGTGTATATCTCGGCAGAGGGGATCGACGGTGCCGGGTGTTGAGCCCGTTGGCGCTGCTCTTCGTGTTCTCCGGAGGGCTCGGCGCGGGGCTGCTGGCCATCGCCTTCCGATGGAAGCCCAAGTGGACGCGAGACGGCGTGATCTTCGCCATATCGGTGGCCACCCTCATCCGTGGGCTGGTCGACTCCGACCCCGCCCTGATCTATGCCGGGATCGCCATCACCGGTTCGGTGCCGCTCATCCGTGGGACGGTAGACAAGGTGAAGGACTCCACGTCGTGACCTTGCGCCGATGGACGCCGGTCGCGCTCTATGCCGTGTCCAACGCCGTGGTCGTTCTGCTGTTGCGCCGAGTGTTGGGAGGCTGAGGAATGTCGAGATACGACCGGCCGGTGACGGTGACGGTGCGCATGGTCCTGCTCGTCATGGTGGCGTGGCTGATCGTCGTGTCGGGGTCGGTGGCCGGGTTCGTCGGCCTCACCAGGATCGCCCAACAGAACCGGGCCAACGGGGCGCTGCTCATCGACTGCACCACGCCGTCGACCCCCGACAAGACCCACGTGTGCTGGGACCGGCTCCGCGCCGGCGACTCGGGTACGTCCGACGCCGTCCGTCGGCTGTACTGCATCCCCCTGGTGCTGGCTGGCTACCGGCCCGCCGGTGAGCCGCTCGACTGCTCCGACGTCGCCGCCCTCATCGAGACGTTGCCCCGATGATCACCCGGGGCCGGGAGTGGCTGGCGGCCCACGGGTCGAACTACGCGAAGGCGTGGCTGCCCATCGGCGCCGCCGTCTACCACGTGTACACGGCTTGGCAGCCCCACGGCGCGGTCGACGGGTCCGTCTGGCGTGGGGCCCTCGGCTACGTGCTCCTGGGCTACGGGGTGGCCCTGGTGCCCAACACGCCGCAGGCCCGGGCGATGGTCGAGCGACCCAAGGGGCTCTAGCCTCCGGTCAGGCGGCGGCCCATCTCGTTGTATCGCAACCACAAGGCGTCCCTCTCGGGCTCCTTCGCTGGTCGGGGCGCAGCTATGAACCCCGACCGCTTCCGCTTCCTGTAGTCCGCCTGGTAGGCGGCGCGGGCAGTCCGGCATCCGTCACAGGCCTTCTCGGAGTACGTGTGGCGGTCGCAGGTCTGACGCGGGATCATGGCGACGGACGGTAGTGCCCCCGGCAGAAATTGTAAATGCCGCTTGCAACCCGCCCGAGGGTGGGTGCATACTCCCCCTTGCGTGATTGACCCTGACGATCTGACGACCCTTCCCCGGCGGCTCACCCTCGGCCAGATCTTCGAGGCCTACACCTCGAACCCGGCCGAGCGGCTCCGTCTGCTCCGTGCCTACGAGGCCCGGCTCACCGTCGATGCCGACGAGACGCTGGACGAGATTCGGGCTGCCTACCGGGTGGCCATCCTCGAGCTGCGTGGTCGTACGCCGCGGCCGACGTGGGCCGAGATAGGCGATTTGCTCGGCGTGACGGGGCAACGCGCCCAACAACTATCCGAACCCGACAAGGAGTCCCCGCGTGGGTGACAAGACGGAGTGGGGCCCTGGCCCTTGGCAGACCGAGCCCGACCGCGTCGAATGGCGACACGCCGGTCTGCCATGCCTGGCCCGGAGAGGCCCCTTGGGCAACTGGTGCGGGTATGTCGCAGTGCCGCCGAGCCACCCCGACCACGATGCCGACTACAGCGATGTCCCGGTCGATGTCCACGGCGGGCTGACCTACGGCGCACGCTGCGACGGGGATGAAGAGGACGGAATCTGCCACGTGCCCCACGGGGGTGAGCCGGCTGACGTGTTCTGGCTGGGCTTCGACTGCGCCCACTACAGCGACCTGGTCCCCGAGGTAGAGGCGTACGGAGTTAAGGACCCGACTGCGACCTACAGGGATCTCGACTACGTCCGCGCCGAAACCAATGGCCTGGCCGAGCAGTTGGCGGTCCCGGCATGAGCGACGCCGAGGTCACCCGAGAGCCGACCCTGCCCGGGTTGGAACTACCCGAGTACCACGGGCGGCCCGCCGAGGGGATGAAGTCGTCCCTGACGGGGGCGGGCAACCGCATCGTGGCGGCCCACGACATCGGCCAGCGCGGAGTCGCCGTGGTCGAGTTCGAGGTCACCGGCAGCGGGCACAAGGCCATCGCCAAGAGGCTCTACTACGTCGAGAGCCTGACCGTGCTCGACGTGTTCGAGGTCCAGGGCGCGGCCGGCGCCCGCCTGCTCTCGGCCATGCGCGAGTCCTACCGGACCGACGAGGACACGCGCCTGGGTCGCACGGCCCTGCCCATGGGCGACGAGAAGCACGCCGACGAGTCGGGCAACCTGCTCGCCCCGCCCGACCTCGCCGCCCTCCGTGGCGACCCCGTGGCGGCCATGCTCGACGAGCGTGTGGCGCCGGTGGTCGTCGTCTACTCCGACGGGGCCCGTGAGGTGTGGCCCGACGAGTTCGGCAAGGACTCGCCCCGGCCCGCGCCCGGCGACCAGTTCGAGGTCGAGGACGGCGCCCCCGTCTACGTGGCGCAGCTCCTCAACACCGAGACGGGCGAGACGCTGGGCGAGTGGACGGTGGCTCAAGAAGACGAGCGCCTGCTGGCGATGGAGCAGGCGGCCATAGCGTCCGAGGCGGCGGGCTCCGCTCCCGTCCCCTCGGATGACGGGGTGGTCGACCCGGGACCGCAAGGCGTCGACCCGCCGGCGGTCCCGGGTGCCTCGTCGCCCGACCCCGACACGGCATGGCTCGACGGTGAGCCCCTGTCGGACCGCCCCTACGCGGGGGAGACGGATGTCGAGTACCTCGAAGGGCTGGCGGACATCGCGGACGCGGAGGTCGTGCCCATCGGGATCAAGGCCGAGATGGAGGCGCAGCCCGGACCGGCCGACTTCGAGTTCGTCGACCGTGGCGTCCGCGACATCGTCCTCGCCCTGCCGAACGTCCACTCCCTCGATGTCGCCCGCCGGCTGTTGGAGGCCGAGAAGCAAGGCCGCGGCCGCAACCTCAAGCCCCGGGCCAGCGCCATCGAGGTCATCACCCACCGCATCACGATCCTGGAGGGCAGGGCATGAAGCCGCCTCACACGTGGGACACGTGCCCCGCCGCTTGGCCGGTCGACGGGACAACCGATGACTACCCGGAGTTGGTCTTCTGCGTCTGCCTGACGCCCGAGCAGGTCCGCGACTACGTCACCGGCGGCGATAACTCCCGCTGGCTCCGGAGGGCGGCATGAGCCCCCGTCGACCAGCCCCGCCCACCCGGATCCAGCGTTCCGGCAACGGCCACTCCTACTACCTCGACGGCGAGAAGGTGCCCGGGGTCACCACCATCCTGGGCAACGGCGTGCCGAAACCCGCCCTCGTGGCATGGGGGGCCCGCTGCGCAGCCGAGGCTGTAGCCAACGCCCTGACCACCGCCGAGGGCAAGGACGGCCAGACGCACATCGTGGCCGACCAGCTCATCACCGAGCTGCTGGCGTGGAACGAGACGAGGGGCTACCGCGCCGAGAAGGTGAACCGGGGCGATCCGCTCCCCCGCCTGGCCGTGGCCAAGATCCTGGAGAACATCCGCTACCGCGACCTCGACGCTGCGTCGAACAGGGGCACCGAGGTCCACGCCCTGGCTGCCCGCCTAGCCCGCGGCGAGGAGGTCGACGTTCCTGACGTGCTCACCGGCCACGTCGACAGCTACCTCCGGTTCCTGGCCGAATGGGATCCGACGCAGGCCCTGTTGGAGCGCGTCATCATCAACCGCAAGTGGCGCTACATGGGCAAGTTCGACCTGCTCGCCCACTTCCCCGACTACGGCGTCGGCCTGCTCGACGTGAAGACCTCGCGGTCCGGCGTCTTCGCCGAGACGGCCCTACAGCTCGCCGGGTACCGCTACGGCGAGACGATGCTCGACGGGGTCGACGACGCCGGCAACATCGTCGAGGTTCCGATGCCCGAGGTCGACTGGTGCGGGGCCGTGTGGGTCCGGGCCGACGGCTACGACGTGTACCGCTTCGACGTGACCCCGAAGACGCACCGCATCTTCCTCTACGCCAAGCACCTGGGCGAGTGGCTGGACTGGAAAGAGGGCGCAGCCGCCACCGTGAAGTCCGACGCCCTCGACCCGCCCCGGAAGGACGACGCAGCATGACCGGCACCGCCCTCGCTCGGGTTGAGCACACGAGCAGCTTCGACCTCGCCCCCCAGGCCTGGAGCCTGGCCCAACGCATCTGCAATACCGAGTTCGTGCCCCAGGAGATGAGGGGCAAGCCGGAGAAGGTGCTGGCCTCGTTCCTCAAGGGACACGAGGTCGGGTTCGCCCCAATGGCGTCTCTCGCCCTGATCCACGTGATCAACGGGCGCGCCGGCATGTACGCCGAGGGCATGCGGGCGCTCGTCCTCCAGGCCGGTCACGACTTCTGGATCGAGGAGCAGTCCATCACCCGCTGCACGGTGGGCGGGCAGCGCCGAGGGTCCGAGCGCCAGACGAAGATGACGTGGACGGCCGACGACTCCAAGCGGGCAGGGCTGGCCGGGAACCACCAGAAGTACCCGCAGGCGATGTACCTGGCCCGGGCCACGGCCGCACTCTGCCGGGCCATCTTCCCCGACGTGCTCTCCGGGCTGTCCTACTCCGTCGAGGAGTTGACCGACGGGTTCGACGACGCGCCGACCACGATCGGCGGCCCCGCCACCACGTCGCCGGCGGGCCAGCGCCGTCAGGCGCCCCGTCAGGCGACGAGGGGCTCCGTCGCCCCCGCTCAGACCGAGCCGGCGCCCGCCCTGCCCCGAGCGGCCAGGGAGGCGCCCCTGCCGGGCGAGGAGGACGACGAGGCCATCGACGGTGAGGTGGTCGACGAGTACGAGGGCCCGGATCAGGACTTGGCCGCTCGCTCCTACTCCGGGCCGCAGATCATCGCCATGCGGTGCCAGGAAGTCGGGCTCGACCGCGACGACAAGCTCGCCTACGTGTCGGACGTGCTCGGCCGCGAGGTCACGACGACGAAGGATCTGTCGCCGGCCGAGATCACGATGGTGCTGAAGCACCTCGACACGTTCGCACCGATCGCCGGGGAGGCCGACGGGCAGGGTGAGCCGCCCGACGAAGGGGTCGCTGCCCCTTCGCAGACCACGCCGGAGGTGGTACCCCCGCCTTCGGCGCCTCCCCGGCGACGTGCGGCCCCGGCTACGGCCGCCGCCGCCTCGTCGGTCACGCCCGCGCCGTCCCTCGACCAGTGGACGGGCGACAACTGGCGGGCGTTCCTCAAGGCCCGGAGCGTGAAGGTCACGGAGCTGCTCAAGGAAGCGTCTCGGCTCGGCAAGGAGCGGGGCGTGTCGGCCCCGGCCACCCTGGACGATGTCACCGCCTCGGGCATGGCCGACGACCTCGTCGGCTTCGTCGAGGACTTGGCCATGGGGAGGAAGGGATGAGCGGCCTACCGCCGTCCGTGGTCACGATCAGGGCCGAGATCCGAGAGCGACTCGGCACCGGGCGGTGCTTCACCTGGCGCCGGTCGGCCGACGAGAGTCTCGGGGTGCTGGCCTACGACGTGTGCGGCCTCAAGCATGGGGACGCTGGCCCCCACCAGTCGGGATGGTCTGGCACCGGGCAGATGTGGGACCAGCCGCACCAGGACCCGTCGCCCGGTGAGTTCGGGCACTTGTCGTGATCACCCTGACCCCCGACCAGGCCCGGGCCCTGCTCTACAACGTCCGCTGGCCCATGTACGAGTCGGCCGTCTCCGACGCCTTGGCCGCACTCATCAAGGGGTTGAGGGAGGACCGGCCTACAAGCCCTCCCGATCCTGACTTCTTCTCAGTCGCGGGCATCCAGCGCGCTGCCAGACGCTCGATGCTCCCGGGCCCGACAACCCCCGACCCCCGACCCAAGCCTCAATGGGCCAACGTCGGACGGGCGACCGCGATTGTCCGCACTCTCCTCCACGCCGACCCGGCCAACGTGGCCCACGCCGACGCCCTCGGCGCCTATATCCGGGACACGTTCGACGCCCTCGGGTTGAGCCTGCACGACGAAGAGACGGTCTACACGGCCGTGACCATGGTCGGGCTCATGGTCGAGATGGCGTCCAACGGGGCCAAGAAGGGCAACGTCGAGCCGTCCGTGGTGGCGGGTATCGCCCACATCGCTCAGTCAGTCACGGCCTCGATCCTCGACTACATCCCGACGCCATGAGCAGAGTTCGCCGCCTTCTCGTCCTGTATGCCCGCGCGTTCCTTGTCCTGTGGGCCTGTGGGGTCCTTCAACACAACGAGGCGCGGAGCACGGGGGGGGCGCTGCTGCTGGTCATCGCCTTCTTCCTGACCGACGCGTTGGGCGACGACCGGTGACCCCCCTCACCACCGCCGTCCTCAACGAGATTGCCGACGAGGTCGAAGTCCTCCGCGAGTTGCGGTTCCAACCCGACGAGCGGTTCGAGGCCATCGAGGACCAGGCCCTCACCAATGCCGCCCGTTGGCTACGCGCCGCGTCGTACTCCGCGTTGGAGGGGGCAAGGAAGCTCGAACGCATCGTGCGGGCACGCCACGCCGACCTCCCGCCGTTGTCGGTGGCGGCGAACGAGTCGGGGGAGGCGTTCTAGATGCGGATATGCGAATCCTGCGGGGATGCGGCGACGGTCCGACTTCAAGACGGCTCCTTCTGGTGCGACGCCTGCAATGGGCAGGCGCTAGGGCACGGGTATGACCGGGAAGCGGGTACTCCGATGGTCCTTCGTGGCCCCGCGATTCGGGATGGCGCCTCGTGACCGCCATCGCCGGCATCGACGGGGCCACGAAGGACTTCGGGCTCGCCTGTCCCGACGGCGTGCTCTTGACGCTCAACGCCCGGGCCGGGAGCGACCAGCCCATCCGCCGACTGGCGCAGCTCGAGGATGCCCTCTACATGGCGCTCGTTCATCATCCGCCGAGGGCCACGTTGTTCGTCGTCGAGGGCTACCTCCTCCACGGCCCCGGCGCCTTGGCCTTGGCCCGCCTGGGCGAGGTCGGCGGCATGGTGCGCACGATGGCCTTCCGCCTGGGGGCGCACGTCGTCGAGGTCGGGCCGACGCAGCTCAAGCGGTTCGCCACCGGCAACGGGGCGGCCCGCAAGCCGGCGATGGTGGCCCGGGCGAACGAGCTGGGCGCCGACACCGACGATCACAACCAGGCCGACGCCTTCCTCCTGCGCTACCTCGGGCGGATGGGGTGCGGCGACATCGCCCCGACCTTTCCGCACGAGGCCGAGGTCGTGGCCGCCTTGACGTGGCCCGTTCTAGGGAGGGTGGCATGAGCGAGTTCGACAGGGAAGCGGCTAGGGCGCGGTGCGAGGCGGCAACGCCGGGGCCGTGGGTGCGGGCTGCACACCACGGGCTGAGGTCGACGCACCCCGCCATGAGCCGTGCGGGCTCGGTTGGTTCTCTGCAATACACCGATGGCAGCGGATGGGAGCACGAGGGCGACCTCGACTTCATCGCCCACGCCCGGACCGACCTCCCCGCCGCCCTCGACGACATCGACCGGCTGAAGGCCGAACTAGATGAGGCGCGGGACGCCTACGCCTGGCGCTTGGATGCGTCGGACCAGCAAGCGCGAGACCTCCGGACACTCACCGCCGAGCGTGACGCCCTCCAAGCCCGCCTCGATGAGGCCACCGCCACGATCGACGACCTCCACGAGCGGGTGGCCGACCTTGAGCGACGGACGGGCGAGAGGTCGGGTGGCGTGTGATGGGCGTCGATACCGCCATCGGGTGGACCGATCACACGTTTAATCCCTGGTGGGGCTGCACCCGCGTGTCCGAGGGGTGCAAGTTCTGCTACGCCGAGACGTTCGCCAAGCGGACGGGCAACATCGTGTGGGGCAAAGGCCAGCCCCGCCGTTTCTTCGCCGACAAGCATTGGGACGAGCCCAGGAAGTGGGACGACGCGGCCAAGGCCGCCGGTAGCCCGGCGCTCGTCTTCTGCGCCAGCATGGCCGACGTGTTCGAGGACCGGGCCGACCTCGTCTCCCACCGCGCCCGCCTCTTCGACCTGATCCTCGACACGCCCCATCTCCAGTGGCAGCTCCTCACCAAGCGCCCGGAGAACGTCATGCGGCTCGTCCCTGCAGCGTGGTCGTCGGACTGGCCGCCGAACGCGTGGATCGGCTGCACCATGGAGAACCAGTCCGCGGCCGACGACCGCGGGCCGGTACTTGTAGAGATCCCGGCGCCCGTCCTCTTCGTCTCGGCCGAGCCACTTCTCGGTCAGGTCGACCTCTGGCCATGGCTCGGCTGCACGTGGATCCCCAACGTCATGGGCATCGACTGGATCATCATCGGCGGGGAGTCGGGGCCGCACCACCGTCCGCTCGACCTGGCCCACGCTCGGTACCTCGTCGGACAGGCCAATGCCTTCGGCGTGCCCGTCTTCTTCAAGCAGGTCGGCGGCCAGTACCCGACCTCCGGTGGCGACGAACTCGACGGAGTCCGCTACAAGCAGTTCCCCGCGGCGGCTGGTCGATGAAGGTCATCGAGTTGCGGGCCATCCTTGACCATCTTCCTGATGACCTCGACGTTTGCGTGTCCGGCCACGGGATGCTGGCCCATCTGCGCCACGTCCTGCGGACCCCAGCGCACAAGCACCGATGGGCAGGCAGCCCACTCGATGGCACCCCTGTGCCCGGCCAGGTCCGGCTCCTGTCGTTCGGCTACTCGGTCTTCACTGAGCCTGACGTCGGCTGGTGGCTTCCGGCACCGTCAGTCCGTCTCTCCGGGCCGTTCCGTCGCCAGGCCGCCCTGGACGCTCGACTCGATGGCCTGCGCATGGTCGGGCCATGATCCCCGACTGGCTCACCGTCCTCATCGCCGTGGCGTTGTTCGTGTCGCCCGCCTTCATCCTCGTCGCGCCGCGCAAGCGCGAACGCTCTATGACCTTCGATCGCTACTGCCCGTTCCTGACGTGCCTGGAGCCGACCCCGCACACCCAAGCCGTGTGTCGGGACTGTGGAGCCGTGAGATACGGAAACCCCTTCAACTGCGGCCGATGCGCCACCGAGTACCGCCGTCAATGGCCTAACGAAGACGACTCCTAGCCGTGGGCGAACCCTCGGCGCTCACGGCGGGCGAGTTGGACGGCTGCTCCTCCACGAGCAACGCCCGCCGGCCCGAGGGCGCAGCGGGCGTTGACCCGGCGTGTGACCAGCGGTGACCACATCCGAGGGCCGCTCCCGCAAGGATAGCGCCGCTCGCGTCCCGCCGCACTCCCTGCAAGCCGAAGAGAGCCTCCTGGGCGCCGCCCTGTTGAGCGCGGCGGCCGCAGGGGTGTTGGCCACGCAGACGAGGCCCGAGGACTTCTACAAGCCCGCCCACGGACACATCGCGGCCAGCCTGACCCGGGCCTACGAGCAGGGATGGCCGGCGGACCCGGTAACGGTGGCCGCCGACCTCGAGCGGGAGGGCCACCTGGCCGAGGTCGGCGGGCCCGCGGTCCTCATCTCCCTACAAGCGGGTTGCCCGTCGACGACCAACGCCGAGCGCTACGCCCTCATCGTCCACGACCACGCCACCCTTCGGCGCCTCGGCTCGGCCGCCAGCCGGATCGGTGACCTGTCCTACGACGGTGGGGATGCCCACGAGGCGGTCGAGGCGGCCCACGCCCTGCTCACCGACGTGGCCGCCAACAACGGCCAGCGCGAGTACTCGACCCTGACCACGGCCGACGTGGGGGCCATCCTCGACGGGACGTTGGAGCCGGACGAGCCCACGATCCTGCGCCGCAACGACGGCCAGGCCCTCTTCTACGCGGGCAAGGTGCACGTGCTGCAGGCCGAGCCTACGTCGTACAAGGGGTGGATCGCGCTGGCCGTCTGCGTGGAGATACTGGCCATGGGCGGGTCGGTGGCCTACTACGACTGGGAGGACACGGCCCGAGGCGTAGTCCGTCGTCTGATCCAGCTCGGCGCCGACCCCGCCGCCGTCCGGGACCGCTTCCGCCACGTCAAGCCCGAGGGCCCGATGGGCTCGGCCGAGCTGACCGAGGTACGGGCGCTCATGGCCGAGGTCAACCCCGACGTCGTCGTGTTCGACTCAATGGCCGAGGGGATGACGGCCGATTCCCTGAAAGAGAACGACCCCGACGACTGCATTTTGTGGATATCGAAGCTGCCCCGCATGTGCGCCCGCCTCGGGGCCTGCTCGATCATCATTGATCACGTCATCAAGGACAAGGAGACGCGGGGCCGGTGGGGCCGCGGCTCCGGCTCCAAGCTCGGCGCCATCGACGGCGTGGCCTACACCGTCGACGTGCTCATCCCCGGCGATCGGCACAAGGCGGGGAAGGGCAAGATGACGATCGCCAAGGACCGCGAGAGCGGGGTCGGGGCGCAGCGGGAGACGGCGGCCGTGTTCTACGTCGAGCCCAAGGCCAACGGTGAGGTCGTGCGGCTCCGCTTCGAGCGGGACACGGGTGGCATCTCGGCCGGCGACGGGTTCAAGCCCACGATCCTCATGGCACGGTGCTCGGAGATGGTCGAGACGGCGATGGCGCCGCTCACGGCCTCCACCCTCAAGAACCTCATCGGCGGCAAGCCGGACATCGTCACCCAGGCCATCGCCCGACTGCTCGCGGAGGGCTTCCTGGTCGAGTACAAGATGGGCCGGCGGATGTTCCTCCGGTCGGTGAAGCCCTACGCCGGCGACGGGACGAACGTGGCGCCACCGCCCGCCGAGCCCGACCCGACGCTCATGGACGACCCCTACGAGGATGGAGATTTCTAGCGTGACCGGTTCGGCCCTGATCCTGCGCGGCGACGCGCTCCACTTACCCTTGGCCGACGAGTCGGTCGACCTCATCGTGACCAGCCCGCCCTACTTCGCCCTGCGCTCGTATCGGGACGGGGACGAGCACTACGGGGGCCAGTTGGGCAGCGAACCGACGCCGCAGGCGTTCCTCGAGGCACTGTGGGCCGTCATAGGCGAGTGCTGGCGGGTGCTCAAGCCCTCGGGCTCGTGCTTCGTCAACCTGGGCGACAAGCGGTCGGGGTCGGGTGGGCACAACAACTCGGGACTCGCCCCGGCTCGGACGGGCGAGTTCGGGACGAGGAAGCACAACGGTGAGGCACCGAGGTCGCTCCGGACCGCATCCACCCGGCGCAACGCTCCCGACCGGTACAACCAGGCGGCGTTCGGGCGGCGGAAGTCGAAGATGCTCCTGCCCCACCGATTCGCCATCGGGTGTGAGGATGGGCTGGCTGACCCGGACGGAATCGGGTGGATCGTGCGGGGGGATTACGTGTGGCAGAAGCTCAATGGGCTGCCCGAGAGCGTGACGGATAGGTGTCGGGATAGTCACGAGTACTTGTTCCATTTGGTCAAATCGGAGCAGTACTTCTCGGCTATTGACGAGGTGCGGGAAGGCTACGCACCGGGGACCGCCGCCCGGTACGCGGCAGGCTTCAATAGTCGCGATCTTGATACAGAGCGGTGCAGCGTCAACACCAAGCTCGGCGGGGACACCTATGGGGAGAACCCCCTCGGTAAGCTGCCCGGGTCGGTGTGGGCGCTCCCGTCCGAGCCGCTACGCACTCCGGACCTCTTCGTGTTGATGCCCGAGGGCCGAGACGTCGCCTTGTGGGAGGACCGCAAATCGACGCCCCCATGGCGCAAGGCGATGAAGTGGCTGTTCGCAGAGATGTTCCGGAGGCAAGCGCTCGGACTGGACCAGCCCAGGGTCATCGAGATTAATCACTTCGCGGCCTTTCCGACTGAGTTGGTGAGGAGGGTGATCCTCGGGTGGTCGCCGTCGGGCGTGTGCGTGGCGTGTGGGGAGGGAAGGCGGCCGGTGGTCGACCGCCAGTATGAGCAGATCGGCAAGAGCACCACAGGGAGCGCCAGCCGGAAGGACGGCCGGGAGCCCTTCGGACGGACAGACGGCACGGGGATGAACGGCAAGCCCGCCCTTCGGGACGTGTCTACCATCACCGGCTACGCCTGCGCCTGCCCCTTCGACACGGCGCCCACCCGTCCGAGCGTGATCCTCGATCCGTTCCTCGGGTCGGGTACGACGACCATGGTGGCGCGGGCGCTCGGGAGGGCCGGGATCGGAACGGAGTTGAGCGCCGACTACTGCCGGCTGGCGAAGTGGCGGACGTTTGACTCGGGCGGTGGGGCGAAGGCCGTGGCGAGGACGAACCGAGAGGCTCAGGGGTCGATGCTGTAGGCGTAGCCGTGGGCTGCGTCTTCGCCGGCGTACATGCGCTCGACGGCCTCTTCGAGCTGGTCGAGCTGGTCGATTTTGGGCAACGCCTGGCCGTGGACCCAGGCCAGGCCGAGCACCGTCACGATGGCGAACCGGTCACGGCCGCGCTGGGCGAGACGAAGGGCACCGAAGGCGACGAGCTCGCGGATGGTGTTCTCCACCGTCTTGGCCGACCACAACGTCTCCCCCGGCCGCTTTTGGTTGGGGATCGAGGCGCCGTGGGCGATGAGGTCGGGAAGGCGGGACTCCTGGTTCTCAGAGCCCTGGATTTCCTCGAGGAGGAAGGCGATCAGGAACCGGGAGCGCCGCCAGATCTCACCCTGCATGGGGGTTCCGCAGTGCCCGCTCGGACGCCGACACATAGGGGTGTGGCGCCCGCTCAGAGCGTTCCACCCGTGCCCGCTCGGCCAACTCCATCGCCAAGCCGACCTGCACGTCGGCCACGTCCTGGGCGGTCAACCCATGCGCTGGCTGTACGTGGACCTCTTGAACGAGTTGCTCGGCGATGCGGTCGAGGGTGTCGGCGCGCACGAGGGAGAGTGCTGCCTGATCGGGCATTCGGCGTCTCCACTTCTGTGGATAATTCGATCTTCTGATCGAACCCAAGGGGATGACTCGGGTGGCTGGGCCTGACCTCCCCCGCACCCCCCGGCGAGGAACGAGCCTAGGGGGTAGAGGGGAGGCTGTCAAGAGGCCCTGCTACCTCTACCCTTCATCCCCTTGCCCACCCCCGGGTTGGCTGGGGAAAACCTGCCCCCCCTATACCCTGGGTAGCCATGCCCCCCCGCAACCCACGGCCGTGCTCTAGTTGGCCATGCGACGAGATGAGGCCGTGCCCGGTGCATGACCGGCGAGATGTGGACGTGGACCGCAAGCGGAATGAGAAGAGGTCGACGTCGTTGGCCATCTATCGGTCGACGAGGTGGAGGAAGCTGAGGGTGGCCTACTTGAGGGACCACCCCTGGTGCGTGGGGTACAGGGGTAGGTGTTGGGCACAGGCAAGGCAGGTCGACCACGTGGTGACCATCGAGGACGGTGGGGATCCTTGGGACGAGGCGAACATGCAGGCGTTGTGCGCGCCGTGCCACTCACGGAAGACGGCCGACGACGTGATGGGGAGGAAGGGGGGTCGCGATCGCGAGAATCCTGGCGTCAGGGACCGCCGGGGGAGTCCGGCGCGAACCCCGGCACGTCCCACCGCCCTTTCGCCGCCCCCGGTAGGCTTCGAGCCATCCCGGCGTAGGAGGCCAGCGTGACCAAGGTGAAGGACCGCAGGGTGTGTTTCCACCGGCTGCGGCGTTGTGGCTTCTGCGGCATCCCCCGCCCCGCCCTACGTGCCCGTCTCCGGTGCCCCGCCTGCGGCCGCTTCACCCCCGGCCACCACGTAGGCGAGTGCGCCCGGTGCCGCTCCCGAGGCTTCGTCGCCCTCCGCTTGTTCGAGGCCGCCTGACGTGGGCGGCTACGCCGGCGACATCCCCGACCTCCCTGGCCCCACCGTCCAGATCGCCCCCGCCCACCGCGGGCGGGTCACGGGCTACTCCGTCGCCTGCACCGACCACGGCGCCATGCCTGTGCTCGCCCCGTCGAAGCCTGCCGCCCGCCTGGCAGCGACGCGCCACATCGACGCCGAGCACCTCGGCCAAGGAAGGCTGGTGGAGCGATGATCGGCCGTACCTACCTGGAGAAGGGCCGCCCGGTCGTGGTCCTCTGCCGGTGGACGGGCGCCGGCCTACGCAACGTCCTGATCCGACGGGCCGACGGCGCGCTCGTTGTCCGCCCGTTCCGTGGACTGCGCAAGGTCGTCTGACCATGCCCCGCCGCCCGGGCCCCAACCGCCAGCCAGCCGAGGTCATCGAGCTGCACGGCAATCCGGCGGGTCTGACGAAGGCCGAGATCGAGGACCGCCGGCAGAACGACGTGAAGGCCCGGCCGCTCCGGCCGACGGTGCCCAACTACCTCTCCCCCTACGCCCGCGAGTGTTGGAACATGCTCGCCCCCGAGTTGGAGTCGCTCGGCCTGCTCTCCGTGCTCGACGCCCCCGGCTTCATCCTGTGCTGCGAGACGTGGGCAATCGCCCGCTACGCCCTCGACGACCTCCGGCCCCGCAAGGCCGACGGCACCCCCGACGGCCGCACCCGTCGGCCGCAACTCGTCGACCGCGACGAGTCCCACGCCGGCAACTCCAAGAAGCACCCCGCCGCCGCCATCTACTTCCAAGCGGCGGCCCTGTTCAACCGCTACTGCGTCGAGTTCGGCCTCAGCCCGTCGGCGCGCGTCGCCCTTCGCCCCGGCGCCCGGCCGACGGTGCCCGGCGGTACGCCCGGCGAGGATGAAGACCGAGAGTTCTTCGGCACGTAGGTGGAAACCCTCACCCTCGACGGGATCGACCCCCGGCCCGAGATGCCCTGGCAGCATCGCGGCCGGTCTGACCGCGATGGGGCCGCCCTGGCTGACCGGCACTACAGCCGCAAGACCCCAGGCACCCCGCAGTGGATGCCCTCCGGCAGAGCGCTGGTCTTCGTCACGCCATGCGGTCGGGCCACGTGGGGGACTTCGTACTCGGTCCACCCGGACGACGGGCTGGACAGTTGGCGCTGCACCATCTTCCGCAACGAGGGAGCCGGCCTCTCCTCCGACCTGATTCTCCACGCCATGGCGCTGACCGCCGAGCTGTGGGGCGAACCTCCCGCCGACGGCTGGCTCACCTACGTCAAGCCCGACGAGGTGCGATCGACCAACCCCGGGTTTTGCTTCCTCAAGGCGGGATGGTGGCGAGATCACTCCTACGTCCCCGATCGTCGCAGGGGGAACCTGATCCGTCTGCGGGCCTAGTGGCCCCCGGCGTCATCCTCGACCCGGCCGAGCGCCGGGCCCGGGTGGAGGCGGACATGGCCGCCATGCCCGGTCTGCGCAAGGCCATCGAGGGCATGGGGTTGTACGCCGACCTGGACGCCGAGATTGGCCGGTGCATCCCGCCGATGTACGTCTCGCCGGTCCCGAACCGTGAGTGCCGTCGCCGGTACGGGATCTTCTTCTCGACCGACGAGGTCGTGCGCCTGCTGGCGTTCTCCCGCCGCCTGCGCCACGTCAAGGGCAGCCAGTGGGCCGGGCACGCCTTCGTTCCCGACCTGTGGCAGGTCATCTACGTCCTCGGGCCCGTCTTCGGCTGGCGCCAGAAGGACGGGAACCGCTACTTCCGCGAGCTGTTCCTGGAAGTCCCCCGCAAGAACGGCAAGTCGTCGCTCTCGGCCGTGCTCGCCCTCTACCTGCTCATGGCCGACTCGAACCTGCTCGCCGGCCGCCTCTACGAGCCCGGCGCCGAGGTCTACGCCGCGGCCACGACAACCAAGCAGGCCCGCAACGTGTTCTCCCCGGCCGAACAGATGGCGCGGCGCTCGCCCTCCATCTCCCGGCGGCTCGGCATGCGGGCCAACGAGTCCCTCGTCTACGAGCGGACCCTGTCGCGCTTCGAGGTCATCTCCGGCGACCCGTCCAAGGCCGAGGAGAAGATGGGCGGCAACGTGTCGGGCGCCATCATCGACGAGACGCACGTCCACCGCGACGCCCGCCTCATCGAGACGATCGAGTCGGGCACCGTCGGCCGAGCGCAGCCCCTCGTCGCCCACCTGACCACCGCCGGCAGCGACACCGAGGGCACGATCTACGCCGAGAAGCACGACCTGGCCCTGGCCATCGCCAAAGGCGAGGTCACCGACATCCGCACCTGGGCCGTGGTCTACACCGTCCCCGACGACCTGCTCGACCGGTGGGACGACCCCGAGGTGTGGCAGGCGGCCAACCCCGGCCTGCGCATCTCCGTCTCGGTCGAGTACCTGGAGGACTCAGCGGCCAAGGCCCGCCGGTCCGAGCGCAAGCGGCTCGCCTTCCTGCGCCTGCATCTCAATGTCCGCACGTCGACCGTCTCGCGGTGGGTCGACCTCGACCTCTACGACCGGGGCTGCGCCTACATCGCCGCCCCGTGGCCGACGGTGAAGGGCAAGGTCGGCTACGGCGGCCTGGACCTGTCCAGCTCGCTCGACCTGTCGGCCCTGGCCGTCGTCGTGCCCATGTGGGTGCCCGACCCCGCCGACCCCGCCTTCGAGATCGAGATCCTCGAGGTCATCCTGCGGGCATGGACCCCCCGCGACCGCCTCGCCTCCCGCCCCCCCCGCGAGCGCGAGCTCTTCGGTCGGTGGGCCCAGGCCGGGTGGCTGCGCCTGTGCCCGGGGGAGACGATCGACTACGACGAGATAGAGGCCGAGGCCATCCTGTTGGCCGACGAGCTCGAGTTGGAGCGCTTGTCCTTCGACCGGTGGGGCAGCAAGCAGCTCGTGAATCATATGCGCGACGGCGGCTTGCGGGTGGCCGAGGTGGGCCAGGGCTTCGCCGGGATCAGCCCGGCCATGAAGGAAACCGAGAAGATCATCGCCGAGGGCCGGTTCCGCACCGGCGGGAACCCGCTCCTGCGCTACGCCTTCGAGAACCTCGCCGTCGAGATGGACGCGGCCGGCAACATCAAGCCCAACCGGGCCAAGTCGTCGGGCCACGTGGACCCCGCCGTCGCCGTCGTCATGGCCATCGACGGCTACGCCCGGGCCATGTTCACCGAGTCGGTCTACGAAGAGCGCGGCATGGCGTCGGCCTAACCCCTTGACGAACCGGGCCGGACGTGGTTAGTTCGTGCTGCGTATTGACCAGTAAGGGAGCATGCCGATGCCCGATACCCCGATGCCCGATATCCCTGGGCTCCCCAGCGAACCGTTCTTCCGCCGTGACCTCACCGACGACATCCGCGTCATGGGCGTCAGCGCTGGGGTCCACCTCTCGCACGGCGGCCGACGGCTCGGCTACTACGAGTCGTCGTCCCTCGTCTTCGAGCCCTCCCAGGCTCGCCAGTTGGCCGCCCTTCTGGTGGAGGTTGCCGACCCGATCGACCCCGATGTCGGCGCCGCCCCGCTACCGGCGGTGATCTACGACCCCAACCGCGTCAGTGTCACGGTCGAGTCCGATGTCTGACCCCCTCGCCCACCTGTACGCCGACCTCGGCATGGACGACCCGCCCCCGCCCGTGGCCACGTCCCTCGAAGCGCTCACCGAGGAGACGGGCGGCGAAGAGACGCTCTCCGACCACGACCTCGACGAACTCACGCTCATCGTCGCGACCCGCATCGTCGCCGGGAAGTGGTCGTGGACCAGTCGACAGGTCGAAGAGCTGGGCCTGGGAAAGATCGTCCTCGATGGCGGCCTACCCCTCATGGGTGGAGGCTACGGGCCCGACAGCCTCCGGTTCGTCCCCAACGCCGCTGGCGTCGAGGTTGTCCGCAGGCTTCACGTGGGGAGCTTCTCCCTCCTCCCCTCCCCTGCTGGCCGCCCCACCCTCCACGCCGTCATCAAGCGGTGCCTCATGGAGATCGAGCCCCAAGAGTGCGGCGTCGACTCCAAGGTGCGCCACATCGTCCACGCCATCCGCCGGTGGTTCCCCGATGGGCGCTTCGACGTATGAACGGCTACGAGCGCCGCAAGCTCCGGGCCCTTGCCGCCACGGCCAGCGAGGAAAGAGAACGGGCCGAGATGCGGGCGCTGTATGAAAGGCTCCGAGGCGTGGCCGGGATGCTTGCCGTCGGGTTCGGCGCGGTTGTCCCCGCGGCAACCAAGACGACGGCTTCGCTCCGGGCGCTGGGCGAGGCCCTCGACTCACCGACGCCATGAGCCACAAGACCGCCGGCCCCCGCACGTTCATGGACGGTGGCGCGACGTGGCGCGACGATGCCGCCTGCCAGACGATCGCCACGGACCTCTTCTTCCCCTCGCTCGCCTGGGCCGGCCACGTGAGCCGCCCCGGCCACGGTCACGGGCCCGTCGCCGACGCTCAGTTGGCCGCGGCCAAGGCCGTCTGCCAGACCTGCCCCGTCCGTGACGAGTGCCTCGCCTACGCCATCGACAACAACGAGCCCGAGGGCGTGTGGGGCGGCACCGACCCGATCGACCGCGTGGCCATCCGCAAGGCCCGCCGGATGGCGTCGTGACGGACGGGTCGAAGGTGAGGGTCGGGTTCTGGTGGGTGATGCCAGAGAACACCCGTATATCCGAGTCCGTAGCTGCCTCCCTCATCGGGCAGACTGGACCGGTCAATTCCCAGGGTGTGCACATGGGCGAAATGGTTGTCGTCGATGCGCAACTGCCCACGGATGGCGAACTGGCCGACAAGGTTTGGCTCATCGGCGAGATTGTGGGAACGCTGCCAGATCCCTGATCCATCTCGTCGCGCCGGTCGCGGCGTAGCCTGACGGTCATGCTCGCATGGCGCCGGACGGCGCTCAACCGACGGGTGCTCGTCAACCTCAAGACGGACAAGGCCGTGCGCGGCGTGCTAGTCGCCCAACGCGGTCCGATCCTGATCCTCAAGGACGCCGAGCTGTTGGAGGCGGGCCGCGACCCGGTGCGCCTCGACGGCGACGTGATCATCGAGCGGTCCAACATGGACTTCGCCCAGGCCCTCACCTCACCCGAGGGCTGAGGGTGGCGATCGTCGAGTCGTCCGGCGCTCTGCTTTCCACGCACCGCGAGAGCCTGCGCCCGTCGATTCATCGCTCGATCGAGCTGTACTCCGGCCGGGCCCAGGACTACGCCGAACTGTACCGGCTACAGCCGAACCTCCGACTCGTCATCCGCTTCCTCGCCCGCAACATCGCCCAACTCGGGCTCAAGCCCTACCGCCGGATCTCGGCCACCGAGCGCGAGGAGCTTGACCCCCGCCATCCCCTACGTGCGTTCCTGCGCAACCCGACGCCGGCCCTGCCCCGCCCGACATCCCGTCACGCGTGGATCCGCTCTGCCGTCGAGGACTTGGCCCTGTACGACTCGCTCTACGTGCTCAAGCAGCGCAACGAGGCCTCGGGCGAGCTGAACGGGATCCGCATCCCGCCGACGATGATCGGCCCCGCCGGCGAATCCTGGCTCTGGCCGGACTACTTCCTGACCACGGGCAACGGCACGCCCCGGCGCTACGAGAACGACGCCGTCATGTACATGCACGGCCACAACCCGGCCGACCCCCGCCTGGGCTCGCCGCCCGCCGAGTCCCTCCGGCGCATCCTGGCCGAGGAGGTCGCCTCGGGCGAGTGGCGGGAGCAGTACTGGCGGGGAGCGGCGCGCATCCCCGGTGTGATCACGCGGCCAGTAGAGGCGCCGAAGTGGTCGGACACCGCCCGCAACCGATGGGTGTCGGACTGGCAGGCGGCCTACTCGGGCAACGGGGCCAGGGCCGGTGAGACCCCCGTCCTCGAAGAGGGCATGGAGTTCAAGAACACAGCGTTTTCAGCCAAGGAGTCGGAGTACCTGGGCGCCCGCCGCCTCACCCGCGAAGAGACGGCCGCCGCCTACTTCATCCCGCCGGTGTTCGTCGGCATCCTCGAGTTCGCCAACTTCTCGAACATCAACGAGCAGCACAAGAGCCTCTACTCGGACACGCTCGGGCCGTGGCTCGACTGGCTCACCGAGGAGATGGAGCTTCAGCTCGTCCCCGAGTTCTCCGACGTCGAGGACGTCTACCTTGAGTTCAACATCCGCGAGAAGCTCCGCGGCCGGTTCGAGGAGGAGGCGTCCGCCACGCAGACGGCGACCGGCGCCCCGTGGCTCACCCGCAACGAGGCCCGGGCCCTGTCCAACCTGCCCCGCGTCGACGGTGGCGACGACCTGGTGGTCCCGCTCAACGTGCTCGTCGGCGGCCAGGCCTCCCCCACCGATTCGGCCCCCCCGACCGGCGCCCTGTCGAGGGTGACGGGAAAGAAGGCCCGCAACGGAGCGATGCCCCACTACCTCGTCGGGTGGGAGACGCAACATCGCAACGTCGTGTCCCGGTTCTTCGGCCGCCAGCGTGACTCCCTCCTCTCCAAGCTCGGCGCCGGCCACGACCTCGCGTCGGCCTTCGACGCCAACCGGTGGAACGACGAGCTACGCAACGACCTGTTCGGGCTGGCCCTGTCGATGTCGGCCGAGGTCGGCGGCGCCGTGGCGTCGGACTTCGGCGCGGAGTTCGACTCCGCTCGGACCGAGGCCTGGCTCGGCCAGAACGCACGCATCGCGGCCGAGGGGATCAACGCAGCCACCCTGGCCGAACTGACCGCGGCCACCACCGGTGTACCGCGAACGGGCACCGCCCGCCGCCGGGGCCGGTGCGCCGTCATCGACGACGCCCTCGCCGAACTCGGGCTCGACCTGGCCGAGGACGACACCGAGGACGACCCGGTGAGCGGCTCGGCCCTCCTCGACCCCGTCCGCGACGTGTTCACCGCCGCCATCGGCGTGCGCTCACTCGTCATCGCCGCCAGCCGGGCGACGAGCGTCGGCCAGTGGTCGCGCCGCGAAGGGGCCAGCCAGGCGGGGGCCCGCCAGAAGGTGTGGGTATCGTCCGGCGCGTCCAACTCCCGCCACGGTGACCTCGACGGCGAGACGGTCGGCCTAGGCGAGGCCTTCAGCAACGGCGGCCAGTACCCGGGCGATCCCGCTCTCGGCGTCGACGAGACAGCGAACTGCCTCTGTAGCCTCGACTTCACGAACTAGGAGGACCCAAAATGCCAACCATCGAGAGCGAAGCCGTCGAAAGGGATGCCGCCGAGAAACTGAGTCACGCCATCCTCCAGGCGGTTGTTGACTTCGCCAACATCTCGAAGCCCTACTACGAAACCCACGCGGCGCTCGCCGCGAAGATTCGGCGCTTCGTAGACCGAATCCGAGCAGGAGTGTGACGATGAAGACAGCGATCCGTAAGGGCCATCTGACGGCCAAGGCGTACGGGCTCAAGGCCGTGGACGGAGAGCCGGGCGTGCACGAGGCCATCGTCTCCGTGTTCGGAAACATCGACTACGCCGGCGACCGGGTTCAGCTCGGCGCCTTCACCGACACCCTGGCCGCGTGGAAGTCGTCGGGCGACCCCATCCCGGTCGTGTTCTCCCACCAGTGGGACACCCTGGCTGCCCACATCGGTGAGGTGCTCGACGCCAAGGAACTGGCCCCCGGCGACCCGATGCTCCCGCCTGAGCTCGCGGCGAACGGCGGCCTCTGGACACGGTTCAAGCTCGACCTCGGCGACCCGATGACCTACGCCGACACGGTCGACCGGCTCCTCACCGGCCGCCGCCTGAAGGAGTTCTCCTTCGCCTACGACGTGATCGCCGAGGCCAAGGCCACCGACGGCGCCAACGACCTCACCACGCTCGACCTCATCGAGGTCGGCCCCACGCTCAAGGGCATGAACCCCTCGACGCAATTGCTCAAGGCGTTCGGGATGGAGGCGGATGCCTTCGGCGGCGGGCTCATGGCGCTCATCGCGGCCGGGGCCAAGACCGTCGCCCACGCCTTCGCGCCGGGCGATGACGACCCGACGCGCTGCGTCCTGTGCAACCTGACCCGCAACACCGTGGCCCACAACGCCAACGCCACCACCGCGTCGACCAAGGCCCACGTGCAGGTCGACTTCGAGGGCGCCATCGAGACGGAGTTGGAGGCCATCTACGTGGCCGGGGTCACATGGGCCCGGGGCCTCGACGTCGGCGAGGGCGGCTTCTACGCCCTCCACCAGGAGGCGACCTACCCCGCCGACCTGCGCGCCATCGTCCAGGTCGAGGGCTGGGAGGACGGCTACGGCGAGGGCACGTTCTACGAGCTGAGCTTCGAGCGCGCCGACGATGGAACTCTCACCGTCAAGGACGCAGCCGAGATCGAGGTGAGCGTCACGCTGGCCCGCAAGATGCGGTCCATGAAGCACCGCGCCTCGGGCGGTATCGTCATGGCCAAAGAACCGCCGAGCGGCAAGTCGGGGGCGTCGGGGACGCCGAAGACGAGGACCGGGTCGGAGGGGACCGGGGGCGACCCCCTGCTGGCAGAGCTGGAGCTGTTCAAGGCTCTGGCCTGATCCCACTCGACAAAAAGGACCCGACCCATGAAGCAGACGAAGTCCGACCTCCACGCCGAGATGATGGCCGCGGTCGCCGCAGGCGGCGCCATCGCCACCAAGGCCGACGGCGAAGGCCGCGACCTGACCCCCGAAGAGCGCCAGGACATCACGACCGAGCTGGAGAAGGCCCGGGCGGCGAAGTCCGCCATCCTCGCCCTCGACGGCGACACCGCCCTGCGCGACGAGTTGAACGTGCTCGGCCGCCCCGTCGGTGAGTTGGCCAAGGGCGGCGGCCACCAGCCCGGCTCGGGCCTGACGCTCGGCACCAAGTTCACCGACGCCCCCGAGTTCAAGAACTGGCTGTCCAGCCTCTCCGGCGGCTCCGGGCGCATCCCCGAGTCGGCCAAGGGCCTGCACTCCCCGGCCATCGCCTTCGGCATGAAGGATCTCGTGACCGGCCTGTCCCCGACCTCGGCCGGCGCGCTGGTGACCAACGACTGGCGGGGCCTGCTCGACGGCCTGTCGCAGTTCCAGCGGCCGCTCACGATCATGGACCTGATCACCCGCGGCAACACCACGTCGGACACCGTCGAGTACGCCCGGGTGACCGGCTTCACCAACAACGCCGCGCCGGTGCCCGAGGCCACCACCGCCGGGACCATCCCGAGCCCGGACGCGTCCAACACCGCGGGCCTCAAGCCGCAGTCGGGCCTCGCCCTGGAGAAGGTCACCGCCGTCGTCAAGACGATCGCCCACTGGCTCCCCGCCACCAAGCGGGCCCTGTCGGACGCCGCTCAGATCCGGACCCTCATCGACCAGTTCCTCCGCTACGGACTGGACGAGGAGATGGAAGACCAGGTCATGGTCGGCGACGACGTCGGGGAGAACTTCCCGGGCATCCTCAACACGTCCGGCACCCAGGCCATGCCGTGGGATACCGACCTGCTCACCACCACCCGCAAGGCGCGGACCCTGGTCCGCACCGTCGGGCGGGCCCGCCCGACCGCCTTCGTGTTCAACCCGGTCGACAACGAGCGGATCGACCTGCTCAAGAACAACAACCTCGACTTCTACTTCGGCGGCCCCACGTCCAACCCGAGCGCTCCCCTGTGGGGCCTGCCCCGG